CCGGCGGTATTGGTGGCGGTGGCGGTGGAACGACCAGCATCAACGGCGTGACCAGCTACCCGGCTGGCGCGGGCGGCCAGGGCAATGTAACTGTGGAGTGGTAAGACATGACGACTTACGCACGTATCGAGCACGACACGACGCTCGAAATTTTCGCTTTGCCCGAAGGCCTCACGCTTGACGAATGCTTTCATGCTGATGTCGTGGCCCTGTTCTCTGCTGTGCCCGATGGCACCGAAGTGGGCGCGAAGCTCAATAACGGAGAATGGATCAACCCCGTCGTGGTCGACCCGCCTCGCGATTCGGGCGGCGAGCTGATCGCGTATCCGACGCTGACGCCGATGCAGTTTTATCTCTCGTTCACGACGACCGAGCGCATGCTGCTCAAGGCACTCGCGACGACAGGTATCCCGCAGGGCAGCGCGCTTGTCACGCCCGCACCGGCCCACGATATCCCGGTCGACGCGGCTATCGCTGAATTCTGGCAAACGTACCAGATGGCCGTCGACGCAAAGGCGAGCATCGATCCGAACCTGCCGTCGATCAAGGAAGCGCTCGTCTATCTCGCGAGCCCGATTGCGCCCACACCGCCCGTGCTCGATGCCGCACGCATCGAGCAAATCCTCGCGGGGATCGCACAGTGAGCGCCGGCCCCGTGCAGGTCATTTTCAGCCGCAGCCGCAGCGTGCAAAGCGCCTTGCTTCGCGGCTTCCTGTGGTCAACGTGGTCGCACTGCGCGATCGTCGAAGGCGACAACGTGATCGAAGCCGATTTCAGCGCCGGCGTGCGCGTGCGACCGCTCGCCGACTTCATCGCCGACGCGAGCGCGACCGCGCTCGTCGAAATTCCGGCCGGGAGCCACGAAGCCGTGATCGCGTTCGCGCGTGCGCAGCTCGGCAAACCGTATGACTGGCGCGCGTGCATCGGCTTTCTCGTGCGGCGCGACTGGCACGACGCGCGGCGATGGTTCTGCTCGGAGCTGATCGCCGGCGCGTTCGCGGCCGCCGGAACACCGCTTTTTCGACTCGACGCGGCACGCATCACGCCGCGCGATCTTTTCATTCGCAGCTACTAGCCCCCGTTTTCCCTCACCTCTGGAGATACCGAACATGGCGCAGGACTACCATCACGGCGTACGTGTCATTGAAATCAATTCGGGCTCGCGCCCGATCCGCACCGTTTCCACTTCGGTTGTCGGGCTCATTGCCACGGCCGAGGACGCCGACGCGGCGACGTTCCCGCTCGACACGCCCGTGCTCATCACGGATGTCGTGTCCGCACTCGGCAAGGCCGGCACGAAAGGCACGCTGTACCAGGCGTTGAATGCGATCGGCCAGCAGACCAAGCCCGTCACGATCGTCGTGCGCGTGGCCGAAGGCGCCGACGATGCCGCGACGACGACGAACGTGATCGGCACCGTCACGGCAGACGGCAAATACACCGGCGCCAAGGCGCTGCTCGCGGCGCAGGCAAAGCTCGGCGTGAAGCCGCGCATTCTCGGCGCGCCGTTCCTCGACACGCAGCCCGTGACCGCCGAGCTGGCCTCGATCGCGCAGACGCTTCGCGCATTCGTCTATGCATTCGCGAGCGGCTGCAAGACGAAAGAGGAAGTCACGACCTACCGCAAGCAATTCAGCCAGCGCGAAGTGATGGTGATCTGGCCGAACTTCCTCGCATGGGATGCAACGACGAGCACGACCGTCGAAGTCCCGGCCGTAGCCTACGCGATGGGTCTGCGCGCGAAGATCGACAACGACACCGGCTGGCACAAAACGCTCTCGAATGTTGGCGTGAACGGCGTGACCGGCATCAGCGCTGATGTGTCCTGGGATCTTCAGGACCCGTCGACGGATGCCGGCTATCTCAACGAACAGGACGTGACGACGCTTATCAACAAGAACGGTTTCCGTTTTTGGGGCTCACGCACCTGTTCCGACGACGACCTGTTCGCGTTCGAGAACTACACGCGCACCGCGCAGGTGATCGCCGATTCGATCGCCGACGCGCAGATGGTCAACGTCGACGGCCCGCTCAATCCCTCGCTGCCGCGCGACATCATCGAGAGCATCAACGCCACGTTTCGCGGCTGGACCTCGCAGGGCTATCTCATCGGCGGCTCGTCGTGGTGGGACCCGGCGCCGAACACGACGGACGTGCTCAAGTCGGGCAAGGCGTACATCGATTACGACTACACGCCCGTTCCGCCGCTCGAAAACCTGATGCTTCAGCAGCGCATCACGGACCGCTACCTTGCCGACTTCGCGACGCGCGTGAGCGCGTAACGCCGGCTTACCCAAGGAGATACACGCTATGGCATTGCCGAGCAAACTGAAGGCCTTCAACCTGTTCCAGAACGGCGAGAACTTCGTTGGAAAGATTGCTGAAATCACGCTGCCGAAGCTCACGCGCAAGATGGAGGATTACCAGGGCGGCGGCATGGGCGGCCCGATCAAGATCGATTTCGGCCAGGAAGCAATCCAGATGGAATGGACCGCAGGCGGCTTCCTGAAATCGGTCCTGCAACAGTATGGCGCGCTCAAGCACGACGGCGTATTGCTGCGCTTTGCGGGCGCGTACCAGGCCGAAGATTCGGAAACGCCCGACGCCGTGGAAATCGTTGTGCGCGGCCGGCACACCGAAATCGATCCTGGCACCGCCAAAGCGAAGGAGGACACCTCGTTCAAGGTGACGACCGCGGCGAGCTATTACAAGCTGTCCGTGAACGGCGAGGACATCATCGAAATCGACTTCGTGAACATGATCGAGAAGATCAACGGCAACGACCTGTTGCAAGCGCTGCGCACGGCGATCGGCCTGTAAAACCCATGCGACCCCGTAACGGGGTCGCCAAGCCTTCAAACCATTCTCCCTACACCTCGACCATGCATACGCACAATCAAGCCCACAGCGCGCCCGTTACGGGCCTTCACGCCGCCATCGTAGAAGCCGGCACCGACGCCATGCAGGCCGCCGATGTCGTCGCGACCGCAAACATGGCCACGGCACAGCCCGCGACGGCGGCCCCGGCCCTGATCGCATCGCCCGCGCCCGTGAGCGCGCCGGCCGCGCTCGACCTCGCCGATGTCGCCGAAGAAACGCCGGAGGCCGACCCCAACACGCACACGCTCGAAACCCCGATCGTGCGCGGCGGCGGCAAGCAGACCATTACGGCGATCACGCTGCGCAAGCCGCGATCGGGCGAGCTGCGCGGCGCGTCGCTCTCGGACCTCGTGAATCTCGATGTCTCGGCGCTCTCGAAGGTTCTCCCGCGCATCAGCACGCCGACGCTCACCGAGCACGATGTCGCAAATCTCGACCCCGTGGACCTCGTTCAGTTGGGAGGTATCTTCATGGGTTTTTTGATGCCGAAGGCCGTGAAAGCGAGCATGGCCTCCCTGACCGCATAGAAGATGCGATGGCGGACATCGCGACGGTATTCGGCTGGGCGCCGTCGACGATGGATGATTTCGGCCTGGCCGAGCTGATGGACTGGCGCGAGCGAGCGCGCCTTCGATGCGGAAACGGAAACGATGGATAACGCCCTGAAGCTGCGCGTCATGTTCGACGCAATCGACAATCTCACGAAGCCCCTGAAAAACATACTCGCCGGAAGCAAGGGGCTAGGCGATTCGCTCAAGCAGACGCGCCGCGAGCTGACCGACATGGGCAAGACGCAAAAGACCATCGGCGAATTCCGCGAGCTACGCGGCGGCCTGACGGCCACGGCCGCGCAGCTCAACACCGCGCGCGGCCGCGTGGCCGAGCTGGCCCAGCAGATTCGCGCGACCGACTCGCCATCGCGCGAACTGACGCGCAATTTCGAGCGGGCAAAGCAGGCGGCCTCGCAACTCACGACCGAGCACGACCGGCAGCGCGCGCGCGTGCAGGAACTTCGCCAGCAGCTCGCCGGCGCCGGCATCAGCACGAACGACCTGTCGCGCCACGAGCGCGAGCTGCGCACGAACATGGCGGCCACATCGGCAACCATGAGTGAGCAAATGCGCAAGCTCGACGCGATCAGCGAGCGTGAGAAGCGCGTCGCCAGCGCGCGCAGGAGCATGGAGAAAATGCAGGGTGTGGCGGCCGGTATGGCCGTGGGCGGCTACGCGGCAAAGAGCACTGGCGCGCACATCTTCGGCGGCCTGCATGAAACGCTCGACGAGGCGAAGAAGGCGCAAAACGAGATTGGCCGTATCAAGGCGCTCGGCCTGGGCGATCATGCCACGAAGGATGCCGTGAATTTCGCGCGAAACATGAACGTGCATGGATCGAGCTACACGGACAATCTGACGAATGTGCGCGATGCGATGACGATCTTCGCCGACGAGCATCACGCCCAGATGGCCGCACCGGTGCTGTCGAAAATGAAGTTCGCCAATGAAGCGATGTACGGCGAAGAGGGCGGCCACGAGAACGAAGAAAAGTTCATGAACATGCTCAAGGCCGTCGAACTTCGCGGCGGCACCAAGGATGAAGCCACGTTTCGTGATGAGACAAACCGCATCCAGAAGGTGATTTCCGCAACGGGCGGCCGAGTCGGTGGCGACCAGTGGATGGAATTTATCCAACGTGGCGGCGTTGCGGCGAAGTCGCTCTCTAAAGACGCGTTCTATTACCAGATGGAGCCACTCATTCAGGAAATGGGTGGCAGCACAGCAGGCAATGCGGTGATGTCGGGTTATCAGAACCTGATCGAAGGCCGCACGACGGTTCGCGCGGCGCGCAAGCTGATGGGCTTCGGACTGCTGGACTCGAAAAAAGTCGAATACGACAAGAATGGTCACGTCAAGGCGTTTTCGGACGGCGCACTGCTCAATTCCGAGCAGTTCAAGCAATCGCCATATGAATGGATGCAAAAGACGCTGCTCCCTGCGCTGGCAAAGAAAGGCATCACGGGCGACAAGGAAATTGTGAGCACTATCGGCTCGATGTTCACGAATCGATCGGCATCGAACCTGTTCGCGACCATGTACATGCAGCGAAACCAGATCGCAAAAAACGAACGGCTCAACAAGGGTGCTGCGGGCATTACAGAACTCAATGCGATCGCACAGGAACAGACCTCAGGCAAGGAAATTGCCGCACTCGCTCGACTGCGCGACCTGAAAAACGAGATTGGCGAGAAAGTGACGCCGCTGTATAACGCCGGACTGGAAGCGACGGCGGCTGTCACGCAAAAGGTTGTCGGCTTCATGAAGGAGCACAGCACGACCGCGAAAATCATCATCACCGCGCTCGCCGCGCTCGCTGCCGTGCTCTTAGTGTGCGGCACGCTGACGATCGCGCTCGCCGGCGTTCTCGGCCCGCTGGCCGTGCTCAGGTTTAGCATGATGACGCTCGGCATGCAGGGCGGTATCCTTGCGCGCGGTCTTGGTCTAGGCGTCACAGCGCTTCGCGCGTTCGGCTCGGCCGCCATGCTCGCAGGCCGCGCGATGCTGATGACCCCGATCGGGCTTGCGATCACGGCTGTGGTTGCCGTAATCGCTGGCGCTGCATACCTCATCTATAGGAACTGGAAGCCGATTTCGGGTTTCTTCGCCGGCCTGTGGGAAGGCACGAGGGAAGCCTTTAGCAGCGCGGTCGGCTGGATTACACAGTTTCTGATGAACTGGACGCCGGTCGGCTTTATTGCCGATCACTGGAACGACCTCAAAGCGATCACCGTTGCAAGCTGGGCACTCATCAAGGCGGGCATCGTTTTGGCCGCGGAATCCGTCTCCGAATTCTTCATGACCTGGACTCTCGTCGGCATCATCGTCCGACACTGGGATGACATCAAGACCGCAGCAGGGGGCGCATGGGACTGGATTGAAAACGCCGCTATCGCGGCCGGTCGTGGCATCACAGAATTCTTTATGAACTGGACGTTGGTCGGCGCAATCGTCCGTAATTGGGACGAAATTACGTCGTTCATGTCACAGCTTGTGATCCGCTTCACGACGATCGGCGGGCAGATTATCGACGGAATGGTTTCCGGCATACTTGGCGGCATGGGCGCCGTGCGAACGGCGCTTCACAACGTTGGCGAAAGTGCGATCAACTGGTTCAAGGAAAAGCTTGGCATTCACAGCCCGAGCCGTGTTTTCGCCGAGCTGGGCGGCTTTATTGCGCAGGGCGCCGCAAACGGCATTGACGACGAAAAGAGCAGAATCAGAACAGCGTCCGTCATGCTGGCGACCGTCGCGGCAACGTCTTTTGTCGCGCCTGGCCTCGCAAACGGCATGCAGGCGCCCCTCGTGCGCCCGACCGTACCGATCGATACGCGAGCGCCGATCGCGAGCGCGGCGGCAGCGAACCCGGCAAACCTCGCCAGCGCTATGAGCGCCCCGGCGCCGATCGTCATCAACATCTATCCGCAGGCCGGGAGCGATCCGCAGGCGATAGCGAAAGCCGTTGCGGCCGAGCTGGACCGCCGCGATCGCACCAAGCGTTCGCGCGCCGGTTCGAGCCTGTCGGATTCTGTGAACTAGGAGGGATCGAGTCATGATGATGGCTCTAGGCCAGTTTGTTTTCAGCCTGCAAACCGCCCCTTTCGGCGAGTTGCAGCGCCGCCGCACATGGAAGCACACGACCAGCTCGCGTATCGGCACACGCGACGCAAGCCAGTTCACCGGCGCCGGCGACGATACGTTCACACTTAGCGGCATGGTCGCGCAGGCCGAATCGATCGGCACCATTGCCTCTATCGACAAGCTCGCGACGATGGGCGATGCAGGCGACGCGTATGTGCTCGTCGACGGCATCGGCCATGTGTATGGCTGCTACATCATCGAAGGCCTTGACGAAACGAAAAAATACTTCACGTCATGGGGCATTGCGCGAAAGATTGAATTTAATCTCACGCTGAAACGCGTCGACGATAGTGACATCGGCAAGCTCGCGAAGGCGATCTCTCTATGAGCACAACATTCAGCAGTTCGGGTAGCGCCGCAAGGGTGCAGCCGCAGGCCGACTATCGCGTGACACTCAACGGCGCCGACCTGTCAGCCAAGATCGCGCCAAAACTTATCAGCCTGTCACTTTCCGAGTGCCGCGCCGACGAAGCCGATACGCTCGACATCGTGCTCGACGATGCACAAAACACGTTCGCCATTCCGAAGCGAGGCGCATCGATCAAGGCCTATCTCGGGTGGGTCGGCGAGCGGCTTGTCGACAAGGGCACATTTACTGTCGACGAGGTTGAGCACAGCGGATCGCCCGACATCATCACGATCCGCGCACGTTCGGCATCCATGACGGAAGCCATGCACGAGCGGCGCGAGCAGAGCTGGCACGCGCAGACACTCGGCGCAATCGTGAGCGCGATCGCAGGCCGGCACTCGCTCAGTCCGTCTATTACCGACGCACTCTCGCAGGTTGCGATCGCACATATCGACCAGACGCACGAGAGCGATATGTCTTTTCTCACGCGCCTCGCCAAGCGCTACGACGCCGTGATGAACGTGAAAGAGCAAAACCTGATGTTCATGCCGATCGGCTCGGGCAAGAGCGTAAGCGGTAAATCGCTCGGCTCTCTCGCGCTGACGCGCGCGAGCGGCGACCAGCACCGATATCACGTATCACAGCGTGAAAGCTATTCAGCCGTGCGCGCGCACTACCACTCGAACGGCGCAGGAAAGCGTAAGTCGGTCATTGTGGGCGGCGAAAACAACCACAGCACCAAGGTACTGCCCGAGGACTATGCGAGCGAAGAAGAAGCGCGAGCCGCAGCAGAAGCCGAATATGCACGCACCCAGCGCAGCCAAGCAACGATGAGTTACACACTGGCGCTCGGCCGCGCCGACATCTTTCCCGAGCTGCCCATAACGCTTTCCGGCTTCAAGGCGGAAATCAATGCCACATCATGGCTCGTGAAGAAGGTAACGCACTCGATCGCCGGCGGCGGTTTCTCGACCGTGCTCGAACTCGAAGTCTTTGACGACCCGGCGTCAGACCGGCACCGGACGCATTTTCGGAAGGGCGGGACGTAAAAAAAGCCACCTAAGAAGGTGGCTTTTTTTATGAGCGAGAAAATGTATCAACGTCGTCGACAGCTTTCAGCAGGCACCTGCCTGTTTTGCCCCGTAGGTTGCTTGCTTCACGGTGTACCCCTCTCCTGCACTGGAGGAAAGTTGCTGGATGAGGCCTTTGCAAGAGAAGCCCTGCATGCTGAGATATTGCTTCGCGGACCTTACTGCTTGTTGGTTCCAGTCAACGTTCAGGCTGTCCACTGCTGCCGTAGCGTCGGCAATCTCGTAACCCTCTCCGGCATCGGAAGAGAGTTGTTGAATAAGTCCTTTTCGTGAGAACCCTTGCATACTGAGATATTGCTTCGCTGATCTAGCAGCATTGGTTTGAGGCCCAGTTAATTCTCCCTCTGATGAGGGGGCAGAAACAGGCAAAGCTGAAATACTGGAATCGCTCGCGGCTAGCTTCTCCACATTCGTGTTTTCCTTGCCCTCACCGGACGGCCGGGCAGCGGTGCCGGGTGCAGTCGCACTGACGGCCGACGCAACCACTGCGGGTGAACTGGTGTTTGCGGCGGTGGTGGGGCCATCAATGATGGCCGCAACAAAGAGAAACAGGACGCATAGCAAAAAACCTGCTCCGAATCCTGATAAATGCGATACTGCTGCGCCCTTGCCACGGGCAAGACAACGCCGCGCAACAAATCGCCATGAAAACGCAAGAACAAGTATGGCTGTCAAAAAGATCAATACTGGCTTCATAAACACCCCGTTGTGTATGGTTTTTGAAGGGGTGATTATAGATAACGAAAGCCGATTTAATCAGTGAAGTACGCGGGCGGCCCGATATCTGCCCACAGCCGCCCAGAGCGCCAAGCCTTCGGCAATTCGACCGCGAGGGCACGCCACCGGGCCAGCACGTCGTAGAACGTGCCATCGTTTTTCGCGCGGCGGATCTTCTCGACGACGTTCCAGCCGCGCACGTACTGCGCGAAACTTCGCTGGCTTGAGAGGAAGTGCGGGGCGTGGACACCGACCCATGCCAGCATTTCAGCCGGCGGCACGTCCGGCGCATCGGGATCGGGTTCAATGTTGACGGTCACGCCAGGAACATCGGCGGACGGCTGGAAGGTGGGCTGGGCGGTTGCGGCGTGAGACTCTCGCGCAAGTAGACGTAGCAGTTCGATGCGATGCCACGGAATCGGCGATCGGCCCGCAAGGTAGTTACGCACGGTGCGCGTGCAGCAGCGGAGTGTATCAGCGATGCGGGCGGTGGAGAGGCCGTCGGCGAGCGCTAGGAAGTCGGACAGCTCGCCGTGACGGGGTGCTGCGGCATTCATGGATATCGGGGACAGGTGAGCAATGTAACCATGTGTAACCTAGGTTACAATTTGCTGCATTAAACCTTACAGCGATTTGAAGGTTCATTTGAGTCAGCTCCCGCATTTGACATAAC